AAGAGATATATCTAGTAAGTTTGCGTCTATTCTTTCTGCTATCTTTTCTTCGGCCATTTCCATGGTCACATACAAAACATTTTTACCTTGTAGTAAACAACTGGAAGCCATATGACACATAAACAAAGATTTACCTACACCTGTACCTGCCATACAAATATTCAAACTCTTATTAGGTAAACCACCTTTTGTAATTTTATTCATCATTTCTAAATCAAAAGGTATCTTCTCTTCTTCTGTATGATAAAAATCAAATCTAGATTCATAGTCTTCTAAGAAATCATGACCAATATTACTATCAAAAGATGTAGATAAAGCGTCTTTTAATATTTCAGGTATATCACCTTTACTTCTAGATTCATCACGAATAATTTCTATAGAGTCCATGACACCATTATAGATAGCTCTATCTTTACACCACTCTTCGGAAGTATCTAACAACCAATCATAAGGTGTTTTCTCTGTATCATCACCAACAATCTTGAGTAAATTAGATATATCACCCATAAGTTGAGAGTCAATATTATCTTTCTCGTCTATTGTGATAAGTAATGCTTCAGATGTAGGACTAGCCGAATACTTCATAAAGTATTCTTTTATCTCTCTGAATATAAATTGTTCTTGTCTTTCCTGAAAGAACTCTTCTTTTATGAAAGGTAAGGTCTTTCGGATAAATTCATCATTCTGAATCAGATTCTTGAGAATCGTCTGCTCTATTGTCAATGCCATATAAAAACTCTTTCTTCGCTGCCTCATTAATTAATTCTAGAACCTCTTGAGTAAAATATTTCTCAGGTTCATTGTTTATAGTTTTTCCAAACTGCGTTGTACCATCTGGTAATTCAACTCTAGTGCCGTTCTTCTTAAATATACCATACTTCAATGCTAAATCAAGAAGACCATAATATCTATCTAAACCAGACTCATAGTGTAAAAGAACATCTACCATTTTATGTTCTACAGTTAATCTAGACTTTTCATTTCTACAATGAATGATATTACCAATAACATCTTTACCGTCTTTTTCTTTTTTCTTCGATAAGAAAACAATAGATGAAGCTGCATATTTTAAACCTGAACCACCACCCATGACTTTCTTAGCAAATAAACCCATTTCATCATAAGTGTGATTAGTTACTACTAACGGAACACCAGCTTTACCTAGTTTCAAAGTTAATACTCTAAATGCACCTTTGACTAATTGTGCTCTAGTCATATCTTTTGTTTCAGAGCCAGCCGCTGTATCTTCAATTTCTTTTGTGGTTGATAACATACCTAATGAATCTAATACAAACATCATCTTCATATCAGATTGGTCTTCAATATACTGGTCTACAATCTTGATAGACTGAGTTCTAAATTCTTGAACTGTGGTAACTGGAACAATAACTATTCTAGATGAATCAATACCTCTCGACTCAATCATATCTTTTGTAATCGCTGATTCTGATTCAAAATAAATCACAGCTGAATCTGGATTATCATCTAAGAATTGTTTACACATTCCTAATGCAAAGAATGTTTTACCTGTAGCAGATTCACCTGCTAGTGCTGTAATTTTATTATTAGGTAAACCATCAAATATTGAACCAGACAATAATGCATTTAAGATATAAGAACCTGTGTCAATATATCCTGATACATCAGCTGCTTGAACGCCTTCTTCAACAACAGAGGCGAATTCATTTCCTGTTGCCTTTACTAAATTTTTCAAATAACTCATATAATTTCCTCTATAATGATCTTAGTGTAGATTTCTCTCCTGTCAACCAAAGAATAACTCCAGATTACTTTGTGGTTCTGTATGCCAACCAATCTTCTCAATAATTAGTTCTAAGGGTTCTAGAAAAGCTTTGTTAAATTGTGTATCATAATCTATGTAGTTCTCTAACTTAAATTCTTTTGGTAAAGCATTTACAAAAGATATGACATTTTCATTCATAATATTTGGTACTTTTAAATAACAAAACTTAATTTTCTCACCATTCTGAATGACAGGATATTTTTTCTCTATGTTATATTTATTTAAATAATGATTATATAATAACGAACCTCTAACATGAATAGGTGTAGACTTTTTATAAATCTTAGCATTGTCTTTGTATCTGGTAACTTTCTGAACACCTCTAGGGAAAGCGATATCTTCAGCCGATAGTTTATTGAAATCTTCTTTTGTTTCTTGAATGAAGTTTTGAACATCTGTTTCACTACCTTTCATTACAACTTTCAAAGCTTCTTTTAGTCTACCTCTACACCATTGAGGTGTTGAAGATTTTACAGTTTCGATACCCATAGTTTTAAGGTGAGGTTCATTGTATCGAACACCTTCACTATCAAATACATTAAGAATATATCTTTTCTTAGCAGTCCAGATACCTTTGTCGGCGATAACTTCTCTACCCATTCTCATTTTGTTTTTATAAGCAAAAACATATTTAGCCAACTTCTCATAACATTCTTCGATTACAGGCTCTATCGCCTCTTTCGCAGTTCTATTTAGAAAATCAATCTTGTCACCTTTTGGATTTACTTGTTTAATTAATTCTTCAAAAGTAACATAGATAGAATCAGTATCAATCGCGATTACATAATCTTTGTTATCAGTCTTTAAGACTTTATTAAGAAACTCATTAACAGCTTTCTCAACCCACTTGATACTTAATTGACCAGCTGTAGTGATAGCTTCAGCCATATCTCTATTGTAATATCTAAACCATTGATTACCTATCGCCCCATAAGCTGAGTTCAAACAAATTTTTCTAACAAGTTGATTATTATGATTGGCTGTAATCTCATATTCTAGTCTTTTCTTTTCTTTTGGGTCTGTAACTTTCTCAAATTGTTTTTGTGACTCAATCATTTTATTTTTAAAGTAAACTCTTTCGTCATATAGTTCTTCTAGAAGTTCAGGTAGATAACCTTGACTTGTGGTATCAAACATAGAACCATTCGGTGTTACAGTTAGATTTTGTAGATTGATATCTACTTCTTCTTTTAATAATTTATTTACAGTTATATCACCATCAAACTTTTCTTTATGATGTGTTTCAGGTGAAATATTATACTGCATGATTAAGTGTGGATATAATGAATTCAAATCAAAAGACATAACCCATTCATGTAAACCAACTTGAGGTTCTTTGACATAAGCCCCAGCGAAACTTTGTGCGTCACCTGTATTTACTTTTGGTGGTGGAACAACATTCTTTTTTCTCAAGAAGTTATATATCAATAAGTCCCAAAACTTAACTTGGCCAAAAGTATCTGAATAGTTACATTTAGCACTATAAGCTAGATTAAATAATAGATTCATAAGTTTTAATTTATCATCTATCTTTTCAACTAGAACTACATCACGCACATTATAATCTAAGAATTTATTATAATCGTGTTTGTAGAAAAGATGCATCGCACCGAACTCTGAGTAGTCTAGTTTTTTCTGACCAATCGTAACTTCAGCGATATGGTCTAGTCTATAACTTTCTTGGTTTGTGTATGTAAAATATCTGAATATTTTTTGATAGTCTAGTACCTCGATACCAGCTAAGTTGTAGTCAACCATATCTTGTTGACCCATATGTTTCCAATTTTTAGATGTAATAATTCTATGTGGAGATAATCTTGTTACAGTCTCTTCATCAAAGAGTTTTTTCATTCTATTAACTAGATAAGCTATATCAAAGTTTAGAACATTCCAACCAGTCACCACATCAGGACAAATCTGTTCCCAAACATCTAGAAAAGTCAACAATAGATGTTTCTCATGCTGACATTTGTAATATTTTACATTCGGGTCATTTGTCTGATAGTCATGATTATCTATGCCAAAAACATAGATAGTATCATGACCAAAGAGTTTCATACTAATAGCATTTACTCTCTCTTCAGCTTTCAAAGGTTCTGGAAAACCTTCTTCACACTCACACTCGATATCTAAATTTAATATTTTAATCTGATTAAAATCAAACTCAATATCACTAGTGAAGTTTTCATTAATATATGTGTATTCAAATCTATCAAGACCATGAACTTCAAAGCCACCAATATTGTCATACTTTTCACGCCAAGCTCTTGACGCTGACATACTTGGGAACTTTTTAGGTTCTAGGTTATGACCATGAATACTTTTGAAAGCCGAAGGTTTATTAGTAGAAACATAAAAAGTTGGTTGATACTTTAATCTGTTTGTAAAAGGTTTACCGTTTCTGTAACCTCTAGCTAAAATGTAATCTCTATATCTATAAACATTTGTATAAAAGTGCATATTCTTATGATCTCATAAAAGTTGTATTTTGTCTAGATAGTTTATACAACTTTCTGAGGTTCAAAATGTTTTTTGATAACAGAAATCTTATCTTCAGCTTCAGCGATTTTAGCTACCTGAGTATCCATAGCTTCAACTATATCTGGATGTTCTCCGATACCAGCTGGGTTACTCTCATAGACTTTTAGATTTGCCTTAGCAGTCTCTATATCGCCTTCGTATTTTTTTAATAAAGCTTGAAACAAATAATTCATTATAAAATTTTTCCTTATTTTTTATTTTTTGACCCTTTAGGTCTTCCTCTTCCCCTCTTCTTAGCTGGGGCTTTGGCTTTAGCTTTTGATTTTGGTTTTTTACCATCAACATAAGCTTCATTTACATCTGGTGTATTAGGGTCGTCAGCTACGAATCTACCTCTTTTGTCTTTCGCTCTCACGCCACTAGGTTCAGATACAAATAATTTTTTAAACCATGAAAAAAACATAATTTACTCCTTACTCTTCTATGTCTGCATCACGCAAACGGTTCATCAACCTTTTAGCTCTATTGTAGACTTGTTTAGCCCACCTAGAGTCAAGGCCCTCTTCTGAAGCTCTTACATAATCTCCAGAGTCAATCGCTAAAAACATCATTTTGAACTTCTTCAATTTAGTAATACCTAAATTAAACGCCATATTGGCTAAAATGAGTTTAACTTCCTCTGAATAATGTTCCCACCTTTCTAGGTGATGTTCACATTCCTCTAGACAAATATTTAAGTCTTGGAATAATAGTTCGTCTGACCTGGTTTTTGTAATCTGAAAGCCTTCGCCTTTTCCATGTTCAGCATCACCTGGTCTAATTAAGTGTCCTACGCCAACTGTCTCATAACCTAAATGGTCCAAATAAACATGAAGGACTTCTCCTTCGTCAGCTATTATCTCCTCTCGGAGTCTCTTCATGAAGTTGTCGCTGTATTGCATTGTTATACTCCTCGATACCTTGATTAGCTAAGAGTTCAATTAATATATCACCCATTAGCTGATTAAAAGTTTTGTCCTCTGATATGGTATCAATTAAATCAGGTGGACATTTCCTTATCGCCCTATCAAAGTTTATACTCGGTGTTTCCGATTCTTCTCTAGGGACAAATTCTATTTTACCATACTGAAAGACAACATCTTTATAATCGCCTTTCAATATTTGTATACCTCTTTCGCCTGTTTCATGAACGACTTCGGTATATAATCCATCATCAAATAATGGATAGTATTTATCTAATTCTTTGCCGTCACTCATTCTCTCGCCAAGCTTTTCTTCTTTTTTGATAGATTTCATTTTTTGCAACTAAGTCTCTGTAGACTTTGAATATTTTAGCAGATATAGCTTTATCACTTGTAGCCCAATCTTTCTCCTGAGGTAATATGTTTCCATATTTATCGTATTTTTTACCGTCTTTATGATTCGCGTATCTTCTAGACCTTGTAAAACCCATTTCTAAAAATTTACGACACATATCCATGCCAACAAAATCATCTTCATAAAGATATTCAAAAAACATTTCTGTAATTACTCTAGCTGATTTTTCTGCTATCTTAGGTGTTTTAAATTTCCAATGTTTACAGATATCATCTGTATATGGTCTAACTAATAATACGCCTTGTTCTCCTCTGCCTATTCTATATCTATAATCATTAGGCTCAAACAAAGTATTTTTATAATCTAAACTGTAATCAAATTCTTTCATAATAAATTTTGAAAAATATTACGAATTAAAAATAAAAGACCTGCCCCATTTAACATTATTAGAGCTCTGTCTCTCCATAAAACTGATACAATTAACCATAAAGAGATACCTATAGTTGAGAGATATAAATCATACATTATATATTCTTCTACGCCACGAATACTCATAGCGACAAGCACGAAAACACTAGCAACCCATTTTATATACCAATCAGGTGTATACTTTGGTGTTGCTGATTTAAATATTCTTCTTGATTTTTCTAATTCTTCTTTACTGTAATTTCCAATCACTTATGCATCCTATACCCATAATCTAATATTGTCAACCACACTTGGGTGCTCTCTGTTCAGGCTACTTAATTCGCCCGACACACTACCAAGTGTGGTTGAAACTAAATTTTAGTGCTCTCTATTCGGGTGCCAATTATGAGTTCCTATCAGGCTCTGTCCCTCCGTTGAGTTGATGGCCTTCAACTCGATTAATGTTATATGCTCTCCAGCAAGAAAGCACCCAACACACTATTATTCAGCTAAGAATTGTTTCTTCATTGAAGCTGAAACCTTCCCTATATCAATAGTTCTGGCTTTCTTCTCCTCTGGTACAACTCTTTCTAAAAATATTGATAATATTCCGTTTGATAAATCGGAACCTTTTACAAGAACATCTTCTGCTAGAACAAAGTTTCTAGAGAATTTTCTTTGTGAGATTCCTTGATGAACAAAGGCACTATCTTTATGAGAAATATCTCCTTCAATAGTCAAATTATTTTCTTTGACCATTACAGATAAATCATCTTTTCCAAAACCAGCGACTGCTAGTTCAATGAGATAAGAATCTTCCTCATTACCTTTACGAATATTGTAAGGTGGATAATTACTTTGTGATGTTGATTGAACTCGATTTAGTTCGTCAAAAACTCTATCAAATCCAACTGTGAAAGGGCTGAACTGCCCAAATAAGTCTAATCTTGTCATTTTTTTCTCCTATTATTAAGCAAGTTTAAATTTAAATGTAGACCTCATTCGAGCATCTACATGATCTATATATGGTGTTTTTTTAGGATTTCAAGCCGTTTTCTAATCTTTTTTCGACTTTTTTTAAAATTTGTTTTTCTGAATACCAAATACCAGAATATATCTCTGTATTATCTTCCCATTCAGATTGGCCATTTAGCCATTCAACTATGTATCTTTTATATCCGTAAGGTCTATCTTTAAAGACTCTTACATCGCCGTAATTTTTTACTAACACTCTCATTTTCATTCTTCTAATTCAGTATCATATAATTTATGAATATCTGACATTCTATTAATTATTGTTTGTTTCATATTATTACCTTGAAAGGTATTGATTGCGTGTCTGTTCACGGTAGCTTTACATCTAAAAATACTACCTTCAGAAATTGGGTCTAGTTCTCCAGACATTTTGTCTTTACCATTCTTAGGTTTAGGTTCATCTGCAAATGCGATAACAGAATTACCATCTCTATCGACATAGTTATGAACATAATACCCTCTTGAGGTTGTATGTGAAGTTATAAATTTTAAAACCCATTCGTATCTTTCTTTGGGTTGTCCTATGTATCTACCTTGAGCTTCATTTATCATAATACGATCTTAGTAAAAGTTGTAGCGCGTTGTCAAACAATCCAGCAAACAGGATAAACACACCAATAAGGATTAGCAAACCCTAATAACCAGAGTATAAGAATCCATAATGGTATATTAATCCAAGTTTTACCTTTTGACCACTCTCTATATTTTACGGCGTAAGGTGCTAACTTTTGAAATATCCAATTTGACATTTATCCAGACAAAGGATTTTTGTTTGAGTCTTTTAGTTCCTCTATATCATCTTCTAAATCTTCAATAGAATCAGCGTTTCTTTCAACTTGTTTTTCTAAGTCATTTACTTTCTCTTCATCACCTACATTTTCAAGTTTAATTAATAGATTCTGTACTTGAGCTTCTAACTCAACTATTCTCATAGATTGAGCTTTAAAACTTTCAGAAACTCCCTCTTGAGATTCATCATAGAGTTTTTCGTAACTATCTACTTTAGCTTCTAGTCCAGCAAATCTTTCTTCGATTACTTTTTGACTATCTTCTGCTTCGTCTACACCACCAATTTTATTTTCTAGATTTTCTAGTCTATTGATGTATGTAGCTCCTGTATATCCGAACCCTGCTAGGGTACCGATAATTGATACTAATGCTATTATCTGAGCTGCTTTTGATTGAAACCAGTCCATTATAATTCTCCTCCTTCTAATTCAGGTTGTAAATTTATCATACTTGATAAGCTATTTATACTCTGATTTGCGTATGTGTAAAATGCCGTGATATTATCTGTCATGACATTATTAGCATATATTTGTTCAGGTTTATACCAAGTAGAATTATCTTGTAGTCTAACATCATAATATTTAGTGAAACCAGGATTGAAACCTATGAAGGCTACAAGTTGAGTTTGGTCTCCATATTCACCTGTGTTTGAGTTATTGGCTGATGCCTGTAATTCTTCTTGAGCTTCTTGTAAATTTTGTGCTACTATTTGACTGACTAATGCTTCTGTTTCTGTAGCCGACATATCACCTGATACACTACTATCAAGTTGTGACTGCACTGATGACTGTGCGTCTGAGCCTGATGACGCTACTACAGAACTAGTATTAATTCCTGGCATTGGAGATGAGGTAGTTGTAATACTTGAGACTTCTCCGCCTGCTGCCCCTGAGTCACTCATTGTTAAAATTTGTTGTGTCTGAACTGCAGAAGCTTGTACTTGGTCTGAAATCGAACCAGAAGAAAATGTACTTGAACCTGCTATTGAACTAGTTATAGCTGAATTACCACTTGATACAGAATTACTACTTGATGCTGAGTATCCACCAGAAGCTGCTGTCGTACCAGCATTAGTTCCTGAAACTGAATTTTGTGCGGCAGTTATAGTAGAGGCTACAACAGCCAATCTATCTTCTCTAGAGAATGAACTACCACCATCTTCTCTCTCGATAGAGGCTACAACTTGAATATCTTCTTCGAATATTTCTTCTTCTAGTTCTTCTTCTCTAGCTATTAATTCTTCTTCAAATATCTCTTCTAACGCTTCTATTGTTTCTTCTACAGCCTCTTCTTCAAAAACTTCTTCTGCTAATCTTTCACCTTCAGCTTCATCTTGAAAAAGCTCTTCAAGAACTTCTGCAAACTCTTCTTCAGCTTCTCTTTCTTCTCTTTCTTCGCGTCTCTCTTCGATAGCTGCTATTTGTGTTTCTATTATTTCTTCTACATCAATACTTACAGGGTCATCTAACTCAAAACCTGGAACAGGAAATGTTTCTAAAGTTTCAAGTAAAACTAATTCTTCTATCTGTTGAAAACTTGGGTCTACAAATGGTAAAGGGTCAAGAAAAGGTTCATCTGGACCACCGAATGGGTCGTTGAATCCACCATTGAAGTCATCATCAAAGTTTATAACAAAAACTTCCTCTTCTCGTAATTCTGTCTCTTCTAAAAAATCATCATATGAAAATTCTTCTGTAAATAAATCATCATCTAGAACTATGAAGACTTCATCTGGTTCTTGGCCATCAGGTCTACCTGTGCCGTCAAAATCAAAAACTATAGCACCTGTACTAAAATCATCTTCAATGTATCCGTCTGTATCAAATCCAAACATATCTTCGTCACTTGTTCCATAGTCAACATTATCTTCATCAAAGAAAGCTACAGAATCTTCTTGTCTATATCCACGACAAAAAGGTGCGTATTGTGGGTCTAAACTACATTGTAAATCATCAAAAGCTTCCCAATAACCTGAACAGTTTTCTGAATAAAGTGCGTTTAAACCACATTGTTGAGTTTCGTAAGCTTGTGCATAACCTGGACAACTAGAGTCATTCAAAGGGTTACTACAGTCTATACCATTACCAGAACCTGAACCATATAATGAACCACCATTCTCTAATAAGGTATTAAATGTAGAATTATTCCAATTTGTATTTACACAAGTTCCAGCCACATTTGTTGTCCCTGTATTACATTCATCATAGAAAAGATATTGATAATAGTTGTTTGAGTCCCCTTGTTCACCAATTAAAACATCATGCTGAATAATATTTAATCCACCATATCTAAAATCAAAAGTAGAATTAGGCCATAATATTACTTCAAAACTATTATCTGTATTAGCACGGTTATATTCACGCATATTATACCAACCAAAAACTGACTTATCACTAAAGTTTTTAGCTAACATTTTAGATTGATTATCTCTAATTAAATCTGTCCAGAATGGAAACAATGTGTAGTTATATTGAGGTAAAGGGTCTGGTGTATAATCACCACAATAGTTATTATAGTTTTGATTAGCTGTTCCTAAATTGAAATGGAGACATCCATTCGTCGCCATGCGAGCTGATGTGAAACTCTGGTCATATAAGTTAAAAGTGAAGTTTAAATTAAAGGCATTAGATAACTGGTCGTCACCTGAGTTTAAACTAGTTGTGCCTGATTCTTGAGTTAAATCAATTAGTGGCTGATTGGATTCATAGACATATTGAGCACTTAAAGGATTAGCTATAGATATTAAACAAAGAAGAAAAAATGTACTTAGAATACCTAGCTCTAATTTATCTTTAAATTTTTCCCAATCCATGATTCATCTTAACAGCAACTGCAATCACAGCATTTACAACATTTACATTTTGTCATTTTAGCCCTCTATATCGTTTCTGATTTTATAGAATGAATCTTCAAATTCTTTTCTACAAGTTCTAGTAGATTTTTTAGCACCTTTCTTAGGCCCACTTTCAACTTTTTCTCTCTTACATTGTTTGATATATTTTTCTTTATCTTTTTCGTAAGTTGGCATATCGTGTGGATTTTTAGCCCATTGATATGAAGCTTTCTGTCCGATTTCACCTTTGTAAGGACATGGAGTTCCTGCCATTCGCATAGCTGAGAAGACTCTTTCATCTTGACAAAGTAAAGCCACAGAGGCGACTTTCATACCCATATCGTAAAGATACTTAGAAAGTTTTAATCTTTCACAATTCTCGTCTTTGATTGTCTTACCAGCTGAGAAACCAAAGACCTGTCCTTGGAATGCTCCTGAAACACCAGTAGTACATAAATCTTGCGAATAACTCATGATACTTGGTGCTATCGCTGAAGCTGGTGGAGCTTTTGTATTGATGTTTTGAGTAATTACTTGTTCAGACTTGGACTCATTTATGTTCCTGTTTGTATTGTCCGAAGTAGTATTATTCGTATTTGTATTGTTTGTATTTACATTCGAATTAGAATTACTTTCACTATAATTATTATTCGTATTGGTATTATTCGAAGTGGTATTATTGTTATTATTATTCGTGTTGGTATTATTCGAAGTTACATTACTAGTATTATTACTTGTACTATTCACCGTACTAGAAGAAGTATTATTATTCGTATTAACATTCACATTGTTATTATTATTAGTGTTAGTGCTAGTAGAAGTATTATTATTGGTATTAACATTGGTATTGTTATTTGTGCTAGTATTCGTGTTAGTATTAGTATTAACGCTAGTATTATTATTGGTATTCGTGTTGGTATTGGTATTGGTGTTGGTGTTGGTATTTGTGTTGGTATTGGTATTGGTGTTGGTATTATTTGTGGTTGTATTGTTGGTAGTATTCAACGCCTCACAATACTGAGTACCTGCGTCACAAGTTCCAGTCGCACCATCATCTGCAGCCATTATACCCGCTAATGATAAAAGTGTAATTGATAAAAAAAGTTTCCTCATTTAATTTCCTTATTGTGCAGGGAATCATAGTAAAACTTTATTCAATCTCTCCCTTTGTATACCTCTATTTATAATTAAGACGCAGTGGAGACTGCTCGAGAATCATACCTCCACTGCGAATATTTGTTTTTCGTCAGCCTCAACAGCATTCAAATCAAAGTTGATACTGACACCACATCCACATGAAGATTGTTCTTTTGGATTTATAAACTTGAAAAACTCATTTAGACCTTCTTTAACATAGTCTAAAGTCATACCATTAATATAAGGAACAGATATTTTATTGATGATAAAACTCCATTTACCATAGTCTAAAACTATATCATCATCTCCAATATCATCAACAGCAAAAACATACTCAAAACCAGCGCAACCACCCCCCTTGATTCCAAGCCGTATATGACTAAATCGTTCTTCTTTTTGTTTTTGAAGAAGTTTAGTAATTGCCTCATCTGTTACTTCTATCATTAATGGTCTAGAGGATTAAATCCCTCTTCTTTTACAAGTGTGTAAATACCGTAGGCTAAAGCTAGCCAGGCGATTAGTTTGATTAAACCGCCAAAAAGAATGATTGAACCTGATACAGCAATGATTACTATACCATCCCAAGAAGTTCTCTCTTTCAGAGCTTGACTCTTGAGGTATTCAATCTTATTAATGCACCATTCTTTAATAAAGTCTATACTTAACATATATTCTCCTTTTTTTATTGGTATAATTATTTAGTATTCCAAGAGTCTCGGTCACCAAGCTCTTGCAGAATTTTTTTGGTAGGACTACCTTCGATTCTTTTTTCGACACCCATAAGTCCTAAGTTTGCGTTAACTTCTAGACAATATGGTGGTATTTTTTCTCTGTCTTCTGACGGTATGAAATCTACACCTGCTAGATGTAGACCTAATTTATTTGATATATCTATCGCTGTTTGTTTTTCT